CGTCCATGATCTGATAGTTTCCCATATTCATAGAGAATATTTGTTCCATCATAAGCAGGAATACTAGTAATAGGTGTAACATCACTGTACTGAACACTAGTAATACGACCTGCACGCATAACACCATTAACTTTAGTGTATGCTGTTAAACCCAGAACAATATTTGTGTTCTCTGAAACAAAGGTAACTGTTTTATCAGCAGCAGTAATTTTTAAATAACACATATTTTTCCTCTAAAATAAAATAAGGAGAGAGAATGAACTCTCCCCTTATCAATACTTAATACTTAGTGATTAAACACCAGTACCAACGATTAAACCACAACCCTTAGGATTACGGCACTCGAGTGTACCTTCTTCAATCAACTGACCGATGATAGAATCACCAAGCTGACCGAGGTCAACTTCTTGCAGTGGACGCAAAGAAGCGTAGTTGAACCACATTGGATCGTATACTAATACAGAAGTATCTGCTTTAGCACCGAGACCCATGATGTAGTTAGGAACAACCATTACATCACCAAAGTCTGACTCGTAGATTTCTACGGACTGACGGAGCTTACCTGACTCATCGATGTTACGACGTACGTTTGTGCCAGCAGCTTGTGCTTTAGCAGAGAACTGACGACGAACAGATGGGGAAGCCATCAACTTAGTAGCCTTACCACCATTCTGGTAGATAGCTTGCATTACTTGGTCAACATGAGACAACTCAAGTTCACCTAAGTTAACGTCAGCAGCGCCACGGGTAATTGTACCAGCATCGCCAATACCTTTAGTTGTAGGTGCTGTGTAAGCAGCTGTTTCACCAGCGTTAACAACTACTTGGTTAGCCCAAGCTTGGTAACCACCGAATGTACGTGTACCTGAACCATTGCTATCGTTCCAGCTTGACACTAAGTCAAACTCAACGTCACGACGGAGTTCTGTACCACGCTTCTTGAGCTGATAAGCATACTCATCTGCTACACCAGCTTGGTCAACAGCACGCTTAGTGCCAGTAACTGTAACTGATTTAGAGTTGATCTGGGTATAGTTACCCAAACGAGTACGTAGTGGCTCTGCAGCTTGAGCACCAGTTACTGTAGAGTAACTAACACCTTCAGCAACTGCGCCAGAAGCTGGGGTTGCCAACTCGTCTGTTTGCCATTCGTGTAGAACAGCAGTAGCTTTTGTTTTACCGATAGAAGACAAGAACGGAGTCTCGTCACGGGAAATCATTGAAATAAAGTTTGCTAAATCTTCACGCTCTGAAGCGTTTACCGATGCAGCACCAGCAGCAGCCTTAGGACCACCTGTTGCGAATGTACGTCCAGCCATATTATATTCTCCAAAAGAATTTTATTAATTGTTTTTATAGTTTCTTGGATACAGAAGAAATGTTTCTGAGAAAGTCTAATTGTTCTCTCTCACTACCGACTCCAGTTAAAACCTTGTCTCTTGTTGATTTGACTTTGGTTGCTTTAATGTCATCCATCGATTTACCTTTCTTTACAGGTATCGATTTCTTAGTTGGAGCAGCTTTACGCTTCTCAGCACCTTTGTCTTTCGCAGTTTTTAATTTGCGATAATCATCAATAAATTTTACTACACGAGCATCATATACTTGGTTCAAGAGTTCCTCTGGTAATCCTTCGTTTAATGCAAATGAGCGAATATCCTTCGCTACCTTCTCATCAAATCCAGGAATATATGCAGGGATATCTTCTTGGAACTTAGTAAGTAAAGTCTGTTTAACTTGATTCTGCTCATCTCTGAGCTTCTCTGCTACAGCTTTAATTTTTACTTCTCGTTCATTTCGTTTTTCCCAATACTTAGATTGGGCTTCTTCTACTTGCTCACGTAGTTCACGGGCAGTATAAGTGTCGTCATTGTCTCGTGCTTCCTGCAGGGCAGCGTTAAGACGATGGTATTCACTAGCAAGTTTGGTTTCTTCTGAGGTAAGTGTGTCGTGTAGGGAAGTACCTAATTGTACTAACTCGTTTAGTTTTTCTGTTCGCTCGGCTTCTACTTGTTTCTTAAGCTCACCAAGTTCACGCCCTTTTTGAGATAGATGCTGATCAGTAGAATATCCTTTACGTACTTCTTCAAGAGTTACGTATTGAATTTCCCCATCAATTTTGATAGGAATTTTATATTCCCAGTCGATATCTTCTTCAGAGATTTGTTCTGTATCTTGGGTAGACGTATCATCCTCACCAGTACTATCTTCTTCTGATTCTTCTTCTGTTTGTTCTTCATCTAAGTCGTTCTCAGACTCTTCATCGGTCTCTTCTTGGGCTACTTCTTCCGATGATTCATCTGGAGTCGTGTTGCTATTGTCTTCTTCTGGTAGAGATTCTTCCTCTTCAGCGAAACCTAATCGGCTACGCATAGGAGAGTTACGAAGAATGTCATCTAGACTTTTCGCTTCTGACTCTGAGTTTGTATATCCGTCATCCATTGAACTTATTTCAGTTCGGGTAGAGAGATCTGGTACTGTACTCATAATTTGTTGTGTCCTTATTTCTTAGCAGTAGTTTTTTTAGCTACTGGCTTAGTAATTACTTCTTCAGTTTCAGCAATAGTTACAGGTGCTGGTTTAACAGCAGCATCTAGCTGAAGTTCCTTAATTTGTTTAATTGCTTCACTAACATAATAGAATGTAGGAGCATGTACTCGTGATCGCCCATCGGCAATAGAGATTTCATTAAGGAGTGCATCTTGGGTTTTCTTCAAGCTTGCGATAGCTCGTGTGTATACATCAATTTTCATCATCAACTTTCTCGTCTTTTTGTTGGATGTAAGCAGCGTTCTTACCGAATTGCTCGATCTGAACTAATCTTTCTTTGACACTACCCATAGCCATAGCTACGTGGTATAAGTACTCTCGTTCTTTAGTACAATGTGGTTCTGTCTTTAACCAGCTAATAAATAGCTCGGAAAGAATATCACAGTACGCATCAGAGAAAAACTGCTCTCTGTCTTGTTTAGCAAATGCCGCCTTCGTTAAAGCGAATTGGGAATCCCTAAACGGATTTACTTTCATTTCACCATCTTCATGGTCTAACTTGGGTTTGATTTTATTCTCAAAGCCCTTCTTATACTTTTCCATAATCCTCTTCTTGAGTTGTGTATAAGACAGGGAGGGTTTAATCTCCCTGTTTATTCATTACATAGCTTCTGGTGCAGCAGCAGGACCTTGTGGTTCTGTTTCTTCTGGACCTTGTGGCTCGTTTAATTCTTCTCTGTCAAACATATTCTCACTAACCATAGTAGAAGCTACCATAAGTAGCTCACCAGCATCTGGTCGTTCAGGTAAATCAATACCTTCTTTAGCTGCTTCAATATAAAGCTTAGCCCACTCTTGGTAACTCTTATCGAGTGCTACCATAAGTTGCTTAGTATTATCCTGCATAGCATTCTTAGATTGAACATTAGTGAATTTAACATTAGCTTCTTTTAGCGCAATGTCCAGTTGTACCAGCTTTTCGTCCAGCTGACGTTTCTTTTCATTGGCTTGAACTTCACTCTTGCGAGTTTCCATGGCTTGATTTTTGAATTCAGGAGCATTAAAGTCTACCAAGTAGTCTAACGGGTCTAGGTCCAGTGCTTCAATAGTTTTAGCGGCAATACGTTGAGCAGCTCTAGGATCTACAATACCACCAGCTCCAACTTGAACTAGAGCAGGAAGTACTTGTTGACCAATGATCTGCATCTTCTGCAATGTATTCTTGTTAGAGTGTTCTCCAACATCTACATCAGCAGTAACCATCATGTTATCAGGCAGAGAAGCAATATCAAGAGTCTTAAAGAAACTATTAGAGTCTAAATATTTAACTGTCTTACCACGAAGGTTCTTCTTGAGAGTTTTATATACACCCTCAATTAAACGCTTAATACCTGTTTCAGCATATCTACGTGCAATATATTGAATACGGATCTGTGCAGCACTCTGTACTTGTTGTACTTTCTGTTCAGAATTACCTGAAACATAGAGTGCATCGTTAAGACCTTGAGCAGCTTTAGACAAACCAGTAGCTTGTTCTTTGTGCTGTTGTAGGAATCCTAACAAAGGTACAGTACCTGAACTAATCGTATCAGGAGTTAAAGCAGATACAGCATTCATGGGATTACCATTAGTAGCAATGATCTGCTTCGGTTTCATATTCTGCAGAGCAGAAAAGTCTACTACGTTAGGATCTGCTAACTTAGGAGAATAGTTGGTTAGGTAAGTATTTTCAATAAAGCCACGCAGGATAGCAGTAGTAGCTAGAGTAGAAGGTCTACTCATGTCTGCCATAGATAGACCATGAAACTCAAATGGAATCTCAAAAGGACACAGTGAAGCTAATTGTACTTCTTCTACGTCAACTTCTTCAAGGATAACATCTCCAGCAATCATGAACTTCTTTAATTCTGCAATACCATCTCCATCTCGGTCTACCCGAACCCAACACTTAATTAGTGTTACTTCTTGGTTAGCTTCAAGAGGGAATAATTCTTTAGCGTTACCGCCTATCCAGTACTCTTCACCTACTACGTTCTTACGAGCAGATTCTTCTTCAGTATACTTGGTTGCCCAATCTGTAGAACCATCTCCTACGTCATCCCAATTAATATTATCTACTAAATCAGGATATTCTTTACGTAACTCTGAACGAGTCGTGGTAAACTGGATACCCACAAAAGCAGCTTCGTCAAGCGAATTTGCATCACGGGTAATACGGAAACTTTCAGGTGGAATGTTAGTGATCTTAACACGGGATTTATCTTTTGTTCGTTTTAAACGCACATCTTTATAAACCATCTGATACTCTGCAGCACCAGTTTCTGGGTTAGTTACTAATTCCTGATCATAGGATAGTTCTCCTACAATCTCTACTTCTGGATCAGCAAGAATAATGTCTAGGTTAGCTTGGCTAATCTCTTCATATTCTTCGAATTCATAGTCATAGTCCTCAACAAACTCCCACTCTACAATAGAATTCTTCCATAACAAAGAAGCTTTAGTCCATGTATTTAGGATTTGCCATCCATTATTCTGTTTAAAAATACAATAGTTAACTAGATCAGAAGCTTTACGAGCATCACTATAATTCTTAGGTTCATTACCTAACGGAATAAACCTTGCAATCTTATTATTGCTGAACATAAGTTCAGACAATACTGCATTGTATCCTTCAATCGATTCTACTGTATCAGAAGAAACAATCCGTGATACACCATTGGGTTCTAAGTGACCCCAAGGTTGCATGGCATACTCATAGGTAGCCTTTTGTCTTTCTTTAGCAAGGGATGAACTATTGAGGAAGTCTCCTACAGAGTTCATAATACCTTGTTCGATCATTGATAAGAGCTCTTCGTCTCTTACCTTTTCTCTTTTAAATTGCTTCATTGTAACCTCTCAGGTTTATCAATCTATCTATCATGGTCACAATGACCTGTATTTGGAGCCACCCTAGGGACTTGCGCCCTCTTCTCCCGCTTACAAAGCGGGTACATCACTATCAATGCTTCAATGGCTTAGTTGATTCTTTTTGTACTCACGTTAAATACGAGGGGAGAATCTGACCTCCAAGCAAACTCCCACCCGAAGGCATAGAGCTGCACCTCCTAGTCTAAGACAGGGAGGGGGACTTCTATAAAACACCTTAAGGTTGGGCTATTCTAAGTAATCA